TTACGTCACCGTTACCCTTTTTGCAAATTCAGGATCATTTATGAGTGTTTTTTGTAATTTCCGGAATCGTTCCAGACTGGCTGTGAGTTCAGTTATTGCCTTTTCCGCATTCTGTTTTTTCGTGATTGCCTGGTTTAACAGGGCTTCCGTTTCAGAAATAGCCGTTTCGATTGTCATATTTTGTAGCTCCTATAATATTCCCGCCCAAGTTCCAGATCCTGGGAAGCCGTTAGCGATATTATTGTACCCTTTTGTCGCGTCGTTTGAATCCCCGGCGCCCCTGCAAGTGAATGTCCCGGTTTGAAAAGTATTGACTTCCACTCCTGCGCCCTTCACAACGCCAAGAAGTGTTTGCAGCTCACCGACCGTCACACCAGCAGCGACCAGATCCGTTACCCATAGCCAAACATCAAAATCGGCATAGGACGTTGAAAAATCCTCCATTACTTGAACTCTTTGAGGATTCACATTTAGCATCGCTGCGGTTATGTTTTTGATATCCTGGATCGTGGATGAACCGACATATCTCTGCCACATGGTTTTTATGCGCGCCCGGTAATGCGCATCCGTTTCATCTGTTGTTCGCGGGGTTTGAAGGATGGATCCAAGAATTTCAAGGCTTTTGTTTGTCGCGGTGTTGATTGAGTGGGCGGCTTTGATATCGGCGATTGTGGCCGCCATATCATCGGCTTCATCCCCTGCTAGTTTCAGGAGTTTGCGGTTGTTCGAATCACTTTCTCTCGCATAAGGGCTTGTGAGCCTATTCACCATACTGTCTGTAGCTGTCATTTAGGCCACCGTACATTTTACCGTCGTTGTTCCCGCTTTTTCCGTTGCTGCTATCACAATATTTGTTGTGCCTGTCGGAGTGGCGGTTTTTGCCGTCTTTACTACAGCATCCAACACACCCTCAATACCCATCACTGCGCTGACAACCTCATTAAAAATCACATCATCGCCAATACCAAGACCAAGATGTAAAACTGCATTTGCATCAGTGCCACCGATGTAAGAGATAATGGCCGTTTCTACCTGTGTAAGCCCATCTGTGGGGAATGTGGCGCCTGTTGTGAGAACTACATCTACATATATTTGCACATCCGTTGGCCGCCTGAAATTTATTGTATAAGTCGTGCCATCGTTCGCTGTGGCAGTTCCGCTTGAGGTGCCATAGGATTGAATTCCAGCAGGTTTATTGTCAAAGATCCCCTGGGCTACGGCATTATCCGTTCCGCCAAGAACAGAAACCCGGAATGATTTGGGCGGTAATCCTCCTGACCCGGTATTGTCTGTCACCGTGTCGTTTTCCTCCATCGAACATGAAGTAACGCCTGTTACTCCGATTACACCCGCCCGGATAGCGTCTACTGTAGCGGCGCCGGATGTTGAGAGGGACAATTTAAACCTGTTCCTGAATTGCTCATCTGTTTCTACATCAACTCCGCCAGAAATGATCGCGCTATTGTTCACGGCGCTTATTCCCGATATCGGGGCTGTCATGACTGAAATTGTATTCGCTGCCACATTCCCGGCCGCACCCGCTACCTTTGCGGTGATATTTACCGCTGCAGTAGTGCCCGATATCGTAGCCACAGCATCAGTCTTGAATACGACCGGGGAACTTCCTGCGGTTTGGATCTCTGAATTAGCAGGAATCACCGTGCCGTTTGTGCCAGTGAAGGTGACGCTTCCCGTGGCTTTGATCGCCGCGCGCCTGACGAATCCAAGCAAGACTATTATATTATCCAGGTTCGTACCTGATGCCGAGTCTAGATATCCAGCATAATATGCTTCTTCAAGCTGCTGCCAGAGCAAAGCCTGCTCTGCCGCCACGACATTGATAAACATCAGTAGCGGTGATGTAGCCGAAAGGTCTATGTCGTTGCCAAATTGCACCTGAGCTTCCGCCTTCATGTCTGTAATTATATCTTCAAAGGATTTGAGAACAAACCCGGAAGCTGTGATACCATATGAAGTCATATTGAGACACCTATTACCATGCGGAGGTCATTTGTCGCAGTAATCTGAACCGAAATCGGAACGATGCGGTCAGCGTCAGGCTGCCCGACTTCTACCCTATCGATGCTTTTGAGATATTTGTATTTCTTCAAAGCAGCCCTTACCTCAGCCTCGATGAGCTGCTTATTAAAAGCATACTGCTTGATTTTCAATAAATCAAATCCCGCGCCAGGGTTGAAAATATCCTCTGTGAAAATAGTTTTCAGGATAATTTTAGCATCCTGTTTGACCTTATCCGCGTTTGTCTGGGTCATTTGGATCTGTTTGAGGGCATCGAATTGAATATCTCCGTTTGCATCTAAGAGTATAGTATTCCCATAATCAATCATTGCCTTAACTAAGGCGCAATAGCCTTATAAATCGAAGTTAAAACTATCCAAAAACAAAATCCTGATTGCTCACTACGATGCCGCTGAAAGAATGGCAACTTGATGATTGTGAGATATCGCCCGCCATTGTAACCGCAACGCCTAAAATAAAAATAAGCGTACTGCATGGACTGTTCTGGCCTGCATAACCGGTCTCGTGCGCTGAGAAGCTTTGTCCCTTCGGAATTATTTTTTTGCCAGCAATGAAAACAAAACCCTGTAAAGTTACAGGGCTGATGGAATAAGATCCACCGCCTGAGTTATTTCCATGACACCCCCCCTGGCTATCAGTATCTCCTTCTACTGCAATTTTTTGGGAAATGGTTACAACTCCGTGAAGTCAATGCGTGGCGCCTTCAGTTCAATATTTCCTGATGCGGAAAATTTAATACATGATCCGCTTTTGTGGAATAGCCCCATTTCGCCTGTGGAAAGCGCAGGGATTGTATCGATGCTGGTATACAAACCAGAAACTATGACACAATCATCGATAGAAAAGCGCCGCACATCATCATGATCCACAGTTTGTTTGTCCTTCAGCATGTTATCCAGGGCATATTTTGAGAAAAGAACTAAGATGACATCTCCAACTTCGGGGGGCATGAGTAATACGCTTCCTGCGCCTTTTTGGAAGGATATTGGCACGCCCTGGAGTATTGGTAATTCCTCAAGCTGTTCAGTCTGTGGATTTGTCACTTTCATTTTTGGGCGCACGTCACAATGCATCGTGGCCAGGTCAATCTTGACCACGATTGCAGGTATGGCAGTCCAGATAGCTTCCATTCGTTTCTCTATTCCATTTTCAATTAACTCAGTTACCTTCATACTATTTTCACCTTCATCAAAAGAATAGATTCAGCTTCGGTGCTCTGGAATTCACAACTTTCTACCCTGCATAGCTTCTTACCTGAGATCTTGCTGTCAAGTTCAATGATCGATGCTTTGTCAATTCGATATATGAGCAGCGCCTTAACCTCAAAGTCATATTGAAGTGCTGCAGTATCCTTCTGCTGCGCTTTTTTGACTTCCAACAATCCCGAATCTGAATTGAGCACAAACCCTTCCTGGATACCTCCGGTTTTCTTCATGAGCAGGACAGACCCGCGCCTCTCTGTGAAATCGTAATCCAGGTTCTTAGCGAGCTCTGTCAGGTTCGTATGCAATGATGTTGCTGATGTGTATCCTTTAGGCGCTGCAAATACCAATGGGCTATCATCCACTTGAAAATTACTGATCCCTGCAAGCTGTATCTGGTCTTTTGCGATATCGGTGAGTTTAGTATTTGCAGGATAGGACTTATTCACATACCCACCAAGGAAATTCTTCATGAGGCCAACGCATGTGATTGTTGTCTTGATATCCGCACCATCAATTTCATCCTCTATAGTGCTGACATTTCCAACATATATCGTGCCGTAATCCCCCTCATACCCTGCCTGCAAGTTTACGGGCTGGTCTGGTGCCAATCCCTGTTTTGTAGTTTCTGAAAGATTGAATATACTGATCTCTGCCGTATCTGCCGTGCCGTCTGTGGATGTGGCTACTTTGAAGTAGATGTCCAGATCATCGCTTGTAATCTCTTTGCTGCCGATATTTGCTTTGGAGTATCGCTTCCAGAATTTCATTATTCCTCAAATGCCCAGATTTCCAGCAATTGATTATCCCGGTCTAATTCTCGTGCCATGAGTGTGAATTGCACATCGTACCTGACCGGATCTTCGACCTCGAACGGGTTAAGTTTTTGGATCGTTCCACGCCACATTGTCGCGCCGTCTTCAACTCTTGTGATCTCGCAGATCAATAGCGGTTCACTCCCGGATTCGTTCCAACGGAAAAGGAAATCATATGCTTTCAATATACCGCCCGTATTGATTCCAATCCTTTGCCGTTGTGGGAACCCAAGATTCCAATCAAGTTGCGGAATTATTTTGATCATAATAGCGCCCCTACCCAGGCTGAGAGAGATACCAGCCATGAACCGCTTGTTTTTACAGGCTCGTCTGGAACAATCTTCTCCTGCAATGCCTGCGTTGCAGGCGTGCCGTCAGGCTTTGCGGGGCTGTATATTTTTGTTCCATCCACGTCAATGACATCAAAGCTTTTTGTAGCGAGCGTTGCCTGCCTGATCTGAACAATCGTGAGCTCACAGGAAAATGTATTCACACTTTGTTCAATCGCGGGTGAGATATTTGATAGAACCATATCTGAAAATGAACCAAAATCACATATGAACGTGAACAGCACGCCATTATCACGCAGGGATTTTAGGCTGCTATACTCTGTATCTCTGTCCGTACCATCCAGGGATCCGCCCAAAGTGAGCAGTACCTTGAACTGCGGTGTCTCGTGTTTAATATTGTCAGCAACTGCAAAACCTTTTTCTACAGGGTGCTTCTGTACTTCTGATACCAACGACAGATTCACTACAGAGGAGCCCCTATATTTCAGGCCATCGATCCAAACCCCGCTCATATTTTACCATCCTTTCGATATTGCTTGTTTTCCTATGATTTTATCCAGGGCTTTCTCAACGGCATCAACCGTAACCGCGCCTAATCTCCCAAGGCTCGCTTCATCACCCGATATATTATTGCCTGTGATGGTTACGGATACTTGTATTGGCGCGGATTGCCCCGTAGTCTGGCTGCCTGAGGATGCCGGGAATGTGAGACCTGGCAAAAGCCCACCCATGAGCGAAGACAGGTATCCCCGCTGGCTTTCCATGCCCGCTCCGAATGTTTGCATGAACCGCTGGCCCGAAAGCGTGAGATCCGCCAGAGGTCCTACTTTGGCATCACTGAACGGCAGGTAAGAGCGCACCTGTTCCAGCGCGCTGATTACGGGACCCACAAGAGGGATGCTTTTCAAGCCGGTAATGAAAGCCGTGAATAGACCGGCGCCAGCATTGTAGAATACCGATGGTAAGCCCTTCAGGTAATCAATCGCTCCTGAGATAGCGCCTGATACAATTCCAGGTATCTCACGCCAGTGCAGGAAAGCCCAGATCACACCCTCGATTGTCGGAATGATTGGGAGAAACGAATAAAGTGCATATTTGAAAACCCCAAGGGAATCCGCGAAATCCATGATTGCAGATTTGCCCCCGGTCATACCGGTATAGATGTCCTGACCCACGAGAACAATTGCAGCGCCAACAGCTAGAAATGGAATCGCCGGCGCCAAGACAGCCCATATCGCACCTGCAAGTGTGCCAAGCGCACCTGTCAGGCCGATGGTTGGGAGCACCATAGCAGCTTCAGCGGCGGTTAGGCCAGAAAGCGCAAGGGCGCCCGCGCTAATGGCTGGAATGACACTTCCAAATAACACTCCCGCGGTAAGAAGAGCAAAGCTGCCAATAGCAACTCCAGCAAGCCCCACGGAAAAGGCCAATGTTATCCAAGGATGATCTTCTACTGCGCTAGTTAATTTCGTTAATACATCGGCTGTTAACGAAGCCGCCGGAATAAACGTTTTCCCCATCTCACCGGTAAGGTTAGATATATTCGCATGGAGTTTAGCAAAAGCCTCACTCGTATTCAGGGCACTTCCAGTTATCTCCGGGAATGTAGATTGCCCGTCCTTAATTGCGGATGTGAGCATTGCCATCGATAGTTCATCTTCAGTCAACGCCGATGCACTTTTTCCAAGTGAAGCTGCGTAATCATTGTTAGCTTTTGTAGCATCTACGCTTAGACCAATCGACCGCAATAATCGTACCTGGTGTGTGGCCGACCCCATTATGAGAGTATCGAAGTTCTTCTGCATATCGCCCCCATACATGCGCGTTGATCTTCGCGCCACATCCATAGCTTTTGGTATCTCATCAAGAGATATACCAAACGTTGCCGCCTTGATCGCAGTCCTCATCAAATCTGTTTCTGAGATCGTACCTGCTGACATCAGTTTCATATTCTGCAAAAGTTTCTCAGAATCCACGCCAGTCTTTGAAACCATCGCGTGAAATGCAGCCGAAATACTTTCATCGTCAATGGCTGATGAGGTTGCAGAATAGGCCAATCCCGTACTCAGCGCCGATACTGCGGTCAGTGCCAGTTTATTGTTTTCTGCAAAAGTAAGCAGAGATTGCCCCGCGCTCTGGAGCCCCGGACTTAATGCCGCCAGACTTCTTTGCATGTTAGTATTCGTACCGTCTAAAGCCTTCAGGGCATTTACTGTGTCATTGCTTGCCCCATTCAACATATTGAGTTTCGACACAATCCCATTATCCTTCAGGTCAAGTTCGATTAAAGCGCTCCTAATAACATCAGATTCAGACATGATGCAACCTAGGAGAAAAGAGTTTATATAATGAAGTTAAAAATAGTATTGGTGGTAATATGAAAATAAAAATAAATATATTAAGATTACTTGCAGTTGGTGTTATCTGGTTGATTAGTTATATGTTTATCGCTTTGGCTTTTGAAGCATACTCACCAAAATATCCAACTGGATCAGATCCCATAATCTTGATTGTCTCGACTGTAATAGCAATAATAATCTACGCTGTCGGAGCGGCACAATTATTCAAAGAAGAATTTAAGGCCACTAAAAACTACTCCGTATATCATAAAATAATACTTGGATCAATATTCGCGCTGATGGTCTTTTTAGCAAAAAATAAAATCATCTGAAAACAATCGCGTGATCGTTCACAGAACTTCCCGTTTTCGTCCTTCCCGTTCCCTGACCCATCGCACCTTTCTCCTTTTCATTTTTAAGGTTAAAGTATGCCGCCCAATCTATGACCTTTTCAAGTGGCCAATTGCTGACGATATCAATATCTATTCCAAGGTGTTCAGACAGGAAAAAAAGAGGATAAATTGCCTCTAT